GCAGCCACATGGCGCCGGTCGTTTTCCCGGGCCTGTTGCGAAGCGATGTCGAAGGGGTCGAAGTCGAACATTACTTCTTGCCCTTCTTGGCCTTGCCGGCTTTCTGCAGGGCGATGGCGATCGCCTGGCGTTGCGGACGGCCGGCCTTCATCTCGGTGCGGATGTTGGCGCTGATGGTCTTCTGCGATGAGCCTTTTTTAAGGGGCATGGTTGATCCTTAGAACAATGGCCTTATTGCCATAGCGCGGAAAGTTGCAGAGGCGAGATCAACCGGAGAGCCCGTGTTGTTTGTCAGAACCAGCGTAACCGCGTTAGTTGCCGATACATAGCCAGTCAGGCTCATTCCCGCCAAAGACAAGCTGCATGATGCTTGCACGTAATCGCCCAGCAGAGCGCCGGGAACGGTCACAACGACGGTTGCGCTCGCGCCGTTGCTGATGCTGCCGAAATCGTTAGTGGTGCTGCCGCTGGCATTGAAACCGTACCAGGTTCCAGTAACAGGCGAACCATTCCAATAAACGTCTCCGGTTTTGTTTCCCGATAGCCGATTTCCGACAAAAATATTTCCGCTGTTGTTTGAATCTATGCCAATGCCGTAATCCTGAGTGCCAGAGGCTCCAGTTGTGTCCCAACAATGGTTATTGCTGATAATGTTATCTGACGCATTATAGGTTGCGTTTACATACCCCATCGATATTCCAGCAGACACTTCAGGGGTGTACAGCCCATTATTAAAACAAATATTTCCGTCTACTACGTTGTTTTTCCCTCCAAGAAATATGCCGGGTCCACCGTTGTTCCAGCATATGTTGTTTACTATTCGCCCAGAGGTTCCGAAAAACTCAATGCCTTTACATGAAAGGCTATCGCTATCAAGACCGTTATAGCCGTTGGAAAGGTAATTGCCTTCAATGATGTTAAATACGTTTGATGCGTTGTCACCCATGCCAACGCCAGCGCCGTATTTCCAGTTCAACACGATATTGTTGCGGACAGTCAGATGGCTTCCGTCCATCAACGTTCCGTGATTGATGATGTAATTGTTTTCAATCCAGGCGCGCGTAACTGTGCCGCCGCTTTCGGTCAGCAGAATGCCTTCGTTAACGCCTATGCTTGAAGATGTTGTGCGCGCAATGTAGTTGTCATGGATGCGGATGTCGGAACATCCATTGACGCCAATGCCGATCTTTCCGCAATTGATAACCGAACAATTGTAGATTTCAAGATTGTTGCATGCCAGCCATCCCACATTTGCAGGCGTTGCTGTAAAAGCCACGTTGTTCCAGTCAAATGTCAGGTCGTGAACAATCGTATTGTTCTTGCTGATAAAAGACAGAATGCTGGCGTCAGATACGACAGCGCCCCGGTGTTTCAGAATACAACCTCCCGCTGACGATCCGTAAATTTCGCAATTCGCCGACCCAGATAATGGATCAGTCAGATACGTTCCGGCGGGAACAAACAGCGCGCCATTGGCGGCTGCATTCAGCGCATTCTGAAGGGCTGTCGTATCGTTCGTTGAATTGTCGCCTCTCGCGCCGAACCATTTCGCATTCAGCGGCCCGGCATATTGACGCTTCCAGCGATTGCCAGCCGCATCAACAATGACCGTTCCGCCATTGTCTGCGGTCGTCGTGTCGCTGGCGTCATAGCGAAACACCCCACCGCCATCTCCTGCGACGTAGTTTGTCTTGAGCACGACCTGCGGCGGAACGGCCCCGCTGCCCCAGTTCGCCAGGCGCAGGGTTGCTATGTCCCAGTCGGCGCTGGCCAGCAGGTTGACGTTCTCTCGCGCGTTGCTCATCAAACAGCCTCAAATGGCAAAGCTTTTATCTGGCTTGCATCGTCGTGTTGCGCGTCAATGTGGTGCTTGAGTGCATCGACGTTGACAGCGCCGCCGACGAAAGCGACCAAATCGTCTTTAGTCAGATTTGCGAACGGTTTGAAATTCTCTTTATCCGGCGCTTCAAGCATTGTGCGCCCCGTAATTGAATAGGATTGCTCGTCGCGTGTGCCGATGATTTCGTAAATTACTTCTTTTACCACATCCTTTAGATCGCCTTCGTCAACAACACGGGCGCCAGAGAATTTCCATGTCCAGATGGTATTCACTGTTTACCTGCCGTGATTGCTGCGTTGATAGGCGCGAGGTCGTGCCCAGCCCACCAGTCGCGTTCGAGCATTATCTCCAGGTGGCGGACGTTGCGGGCGAGCGTGTCCAGTTTCTCCGCGTCCTGCGTCGGGGCAAGCGCATTGATGAGGGCAACGCTGTCCAGCATGGCGCTGTAGTGGCGGGCGATCTCTTCGGGTGTCGGGTTGTCCATCATTAGCTCCAGAGTGTGCCCGCGCTGTGGTCGAACAGGATTGCGTAGTTAGTCACGCCGCCTGCGGTAGACGCGATGATTACGTCGCCATCGTCGCCAAGGCCCGTGCCGTCGCTCATCCACACAATCATGTTGCCTTCAGCGGGCTTGGCGGGGTCGGAGGTGCGCTCCAGAAGCCGAATGCGGTTATGGAAGTAGCGATCGCCAATGTTGATCTGGTTGGACCCGGTGGCGCTGTCTACGTCAATGTCATAACCAATGACGATGTTTGTAGAGCCGGTTGTAATGGCATCGCCTGCCTGGTAACCGATGCCAATGTTGTTTGCGCCAGTGTTGTTAGCAGCAGTTGCATCGCCGCCAAACAAAGCGCGGTAGCCTATTGCTACATGATTGCTGGCTCTTATACGGTAAAGAGCTTCAGTGCCAACACTTGTGTTTCTTTCGCCTGTTGTGTTTTCGTACCCGGAAGCCGCGCCAAGAAAAGTATTTAAACCGCCTGTGGTTGTTGAATAGCCAGCTTGATAGCCGCACCCGGTGTTTGCGCTTGGGGTTGTTTGCGCTCGCAATGCGCCCAAACCCAAAGCAACGTTAAAATTTCCACTTTGATGGAAAAGCAGCGTTTGATATCCCACTGCCGTGTTATATCCGCCCGTTGAGTTGCTTTCTAAGGCGCTTTTTCCGACCGCAACATTCTGCTCTCCAGAAGTATTAGAGTTAAGCGAGCCGTACCCTACAGCGGTATTGCCATCTCCTGTGCAGCTGGCGCTGTTGAGAGCCAATCCACCTACGACAGTGTTTTGCGCTACAGATGTTTGCCCGCCTTTGCCGACCGTTATTGCATCAATAGACGCCCGGCTTAGCGTTGTGAGCACGCCGCCTTTGGTGATCTTTGCTTGGCTGACGCCGCCTTTCTGCAGATCCATCAGCAGCGAGCCTGCGGCGGACGCCGTGTCCGTCACATCAAGCTTCAGCCCCGTGAACGTGGTGCCCGAGGCGTTCCAGGTCGCGGTCAGGTTACTTAACGGTGCGGTGGCCATGGCTTACCCCAGAACAACAGTTTGATCGCTATCGGTGACGACATATGCGCCGGCATCCGTCACCACTTCGGTGAGCAGCGTGGTGCCGCCGCTGACTGCAGCGCCGATCGCACCACGCTTGATCCAGAGCTGCAGGATACTCATGGCTGGATCACCAGTGTTAGCGCACGCTCAGCCGCCTGGTTGACCGCGGAACCCGCCGTGCCGGAGCGGACCTTGATCCACCGGCATCCGACCCAGTCGCCGATGTTGAGCATTGAGTAGTAGCTCGCACCGACCACAACCGCACGCTCCGTTGCGCCGTCATAGACGTTGTAATACGTCACGCCATCGGGAGACGCCTGGAACGTCAGCGAGGCGGCTGTCCAGCTCGCCGGCATGACAATCCCGACAAGTTTGCGCCCGCCGAGATCCACAGCACCGGACAGGCTTTCGCCGTTCGCGATCGTGGCGGTGAGCCTCTCCAGTCCTTCAGATACAACGGGCGCACCCATGTCACTTACCCTTCTTCTTAGCGGCTTTCTTCGGGGGCATCGCCTTGGCGGGCTTGGCTCCGTACGGTTTCATGCTCGGCATGTCTCTCTCCTATGATACCCGGTTGACTGTAAGAATAACCGACGGCGTGACCGGGCGCGCCGGGGTTGTCTGGGCTGCGATCTGCTGGATGCTGACGTCCGTGGATGGCGTCGACCACATCAGCTGGACGTAATCATTGGCCTTGAGCCGGACAAACAGGTTCCATGCGGCGACCTGCTGCCCGTCGCCGTTGGCGTGGCTCTTCGGCACGGTGATCTGCGTATTGCTGTTGGCGACGGCGGTTCCGTTCTTCGCCAGCCAGATAGACACATTGCGCTCCGCGTTGCCGCTGTTCACCAGCTGCGCGCTGAAGGCGAGATTGTAAACGCCGGAAGCGTCGACAGTTATCCGGGTCGTGTCGACAATGGTGATGCCGTGGTCATTGATTTCGACGACCTCGAACTCCATGGGCGTGGCTTCGTTTGCGCTTGCCGTCTGATCGACCAAACTCGAAAACGCGCCGAACCACTGCGCGACAAGGTAGGTCTCGTAACCATCAGGCGCACGCACGCCCACGATCCTGTCGCTGTTATCAGCGAGCAGCCAGGGCCATGCGGATCCGGAAGCGCGGGCCATTACACCTCCACCCCGCTGGGGGCCTGATAGCCGCTGAACAGGTTGAGGATGTCGGTTGCAGCATTGCGCTGATCTGTCTTGACCGTGCCCAGCTTCTGTGCGGCCGCGGCCTGACGCTCTGCGCTCTCAAGCTGGGCCGCCTGTTGCTGTGCCTGTGCGCGCTGCTGTCGGACGATCGCCACGTCCTCACTGGCGACGATCAGGTCAGGGTCCACGCCCAGCATGTCGCCATAGGCGTCAGCCCACTTGTCGCTGTCGAACTTGTCGAGCACGTCCGGCTTCATTTGGGCGATGAGCCCCATCGACCCGACATAGCGGTCAATGCTGTTGACCCCGACCGCACGCTGCGCCTGGGCAAGCATCGACACAAACTCCACGTCCAGCTCCATGCCCTGCAGCTCCTCGGGCGCCGGAGGCAGGATGTTGGCGGCCAGCATCTTGGCGAAAGTCTCGTCAATCAGCGGCTTCAGCAGCTCATTGTGCAGCCGCTCGAGCACGGGACCGAGCATAAGAAGCTTCTCTTCGTGCCGCTCCGCCACCTCGGTCGCCGTCATCCGCCCGCCTGCGGGCTGCTGCGCGAGCATGAGGAACAGGTCAGCGTAAAACGAACGGTTGATGCGCGAACGCACGTCCTGAATGTCAATGAGCAGGTGTTCGAGGTTGAGGCTGACGTTAAACAGCGTGGCCACGGCGTTGTTCGTGCCGGGCGCGTCCACGTAAGTCACACCGCCAGGCAGGTAATCAACGTCGCGACCCTTCATGCTGGCCGGCACCTGCAGAGGCGGCTTGGTCATGTAGTCGATGCCGTTGGCCTTGCGAAGCTGCTCGTGCTGCAGCTGCTTGATATCGCCCAAGGCCTCCATGCCCGGCGAAGATCCGTAAATATCGCCGCCCATCTTATGCCAGCGCGGGCACAGACCCGGGAAACGGTCGAACCCGCTCTCGCGCAGGAACTTGTTGTTAGCTCCATCCGAGCCGGGCTCGAAGTAAACAGACCGCCACGGCTTGTTGCGGCTGTCCTTCATGCGCGGATCGCGGTCAACGCGCGGCTCGATGGCATGAATGATCGGCACCCATGCGTCGAGGTTGCCCGAGTTGTGCAGGCTCTGGACCGTCCGGCTGCAGTTCTCATACCCGAACTCGCCGACCATCTCGCCGACGGTCTTCTCGAACTCGCGATAAATCGTATTGACATTGCCGCGGTAGTCAGCCGCCAGGGCGAACTCGCCGATCGGGCTCTGGTAGTGGTGGATCACGCTGTTGTAATCGTCCAGCATGATGGCAGAGGACGTGCCGTAGCAGGCCAGCTCTTCGTAAACTGAGTGCAGCGTGAGGTAGGTATTGGAGCGGGTAAACACGTTCAGCATGCGCCGCTGCACGTCGCTGAGCCACTCCTTGACGGGCGCGAAGTCCATCATGTCTTCGTCAGGCAAGGCCAACCGGAACCATGGGCGAGCCGGCGAAGTCATGCCACTCATCATGCCTGCGGACAGCACGCGCAGGGCTCCGGTTGCTGTGTTGTCGAAGATGGCGTTGTGTTTCTTGATGCCCTTGTTGCGGTCGGATTTGTAAAAGCGGGCCGAGCGCGGCATGAGATAGTCAGACAGCTCGCGCCAATGGCTGATCCAGCTGGCCCGCTCCGTCTGGAGGCTGACCCAGCGGGACTGATACTGGCTGCGCTGCTTGACGATATCGACCATCAGGACCCCAACAGCGATGTGCGGCCAAGCATGCCGCCGGTTGCCGGGGCTCCGCCCGTGCCGGTGAGGAAGGTCCCGCTGACCCCGCCGCTGCCGGCTGCGCGGTTAGCCGTCATCATGGCGGCGACGTTGGGGCGCTTCTGGTTGGCGCGGTTGAAGTCGCGCTCGGCCTGGCGCTGCGCCTGCTCGGCCTGTGTTGCAGCGGCGCGGGCTGCTGTCTTCTGCCGCCGTGCTGCCTGGTTGCCGGAGTAGATGCTGCTGGCCGTGCTGGCCGTGGTGGCGATTGCAAGCCATGTGACGGGGTCGGCCATCAGATCATCCTCGCATAACAGACCTGCCGCACGTCATAGCCCATACGGGGCAGAATGCCGGACAGGTTGGTTTCAGGCTTGGCGTGCCAGATGACCATGTGAGCGCCACGCTCTTTGGCCATGCGCTCTGTCTCACGCATCAGCTTCAGCCCGGTCGCCCCCTGCCGCTTGTCCTCGCGCAGGTAAAGTATGTCGTTCTGACAGATCGTCACGTTGGCGTGATGCAAGTTGTGCGTAATCAGGTTGACGGAATAGCCGACAATCTCGTCGCCCTCGAACGCCCCGAGGGACAGGAGCGCGCCGCGGCCCTCAAGCATGCAGTAGGCATCAAGATCGGGCGCGAGCAACATGTCCTGCGCGATCTCCTCACAGTGCGCCTCAAAGAGAGACCACGCCTGGTCAATCCATTCGGTGACCTGAATTTCGCGTATTGCAGGCATTCTCATACCAGATCAAGGGGATTGTATTCGGTCGTCTTCTTTTTATGCGTCTCAAAGAAGCGATCGCGCTCAGACTTGGGCGCCACGGGCGATGAAAAGGTCAGCGCCAGCGCATCGCCGAGGTCGGGCGAAGGCAGGCCGCGCGCCTTGAGGTCGTCCTTGCTTTCAAGGACTTTCTTGCCCGCCAGGTTGTAGCTGTAAACGGGCGCAGCGAGGTCCTGCTTGAGGGAAACGTCATCGGGTATCGCCCCGCCAAGGCGTATCCAGTCAGCCATGGCGCACCATATCTCGGTACGCTTGTTGAGATACTGGTCGTCCAACGGCTTGCCCCCGAAAGGAACCTCGGTCACGGAATGCCGCAGCTGGCGCAGGCGGTCGATGACCCCCGACCCCGCGCCGGCATCGATGAAGACCGCGTCCGGCTTCCACTCCTCAATCTTGGCCGCGACCCGCGCCGCCAGGTCCATGTTATCCACGCCACGCAGGACGATCGGGGGAAGCGCTACCAGTCCCTGCCGCGGGAAGATGACCGACCGATCGTCCCCAAACCGCGCAGGGTCAACGCCGAGAATGCGCGGCGCGTAGTGATAGTCGGTGATCTTGTAATGCCTGCGAGCGGCTTCCTGCACGTCGGACAGGGATATCAGCTGATCGTCGCCGGCCGCGGAGAAGTCGCACAGATACTCGCGGCTGAAGCTGGCCTCATGCATATCCCGGCGCAGGCGCTCGACCTCGGACGGGTCAAGGCTGCC